CCGACCCACCAGGTATCCTCGTAGTCGCCGCCGGCCAGAGCGCCGAACACCAGCGCGATGATGGGCAGCTTGGCGCCGCAGGGAATCATGGTGGTGGTCATGATGGTCATGCGACGGTCTTTTTCGTTCTCGATGGTCTTGGTAGCCATGACCGCGGGCACGCTCATTGCGGGCGTCCATCTGGCGGGTACGGATACGGCTGATGGGGGTCTTGCGGACCTTCTTCATGACCACGTCGACCCAGCCCTGATCGCGGGTGAGCAGCTCAGGAGCGCCGGAGCGGATGTCCTTGTAGTCGGGGAACAGGCTCTCAATGTTGTCGATGCCGTGCTGAAGCGCCTCATCCCCGTTGGCAGCGGCCTCATCGGCGTAGATAGCGAGAGCAGTCCGCAGGCTGCCGACATTGTTCTGCTTGGCCAGGCCCAGAATCTCACCCTGAACGGCATGGCTCAACGTGGTCTCCCGAGTCTCTTCCTTGTCGAAAACATTGTGCTTCATGTTGTTGTCTCCTCCTTTGGTTTTATCAGTTTTGTCGGGGTCGTCATCGTCGTCCCCCTTTTTGGAAGCCCCCAGCTCCTCCGCAGTAGCGGCGATGATGGCGTACATGACGGTCCGCTGCTTTTCAGTCATACTGTCTACAACGTCCTGAACGGTCTCGTCATTCTTGGGCTTGTCCTCCGGCTTCGGATCTTCCTTGGGTTTGTTTTCGGGCTTGGGGGCCTCTTTGGGCTCCGTTTTGGGAGTGACCAGAGGAGGTTTATCATCGGAATGGTAAAGGCTGACACCTTCGCCGCTCCCGATGATGATTTCCTGCTCGACACCCTCGCCATGGGCCAGATCCACGAAGTCGATAAAGGAACCAGGATTTGCCCCGCCGACCACCAGGCTGACCTCTTTGATGTCCCCATGAACGACATCCTTGCCGTGGCCGTTAAACATCTGCCTCAGCCCATTGGCATAAATGGAGAGCGCCTGCACGTCGCCATGCTTGACGATCTCCCTGGCCTTCTTGCCGCTCTCGGTTTCGTTCAGGAAACAATAGGCGTACATGCCGTCCTTGCGGTTTTCCAGAATGGCGTGACCCAGGATGTTGTCAACGTCATCGTGCTGATGGTTCCAGACAATGGGAACCGACATCCCGTCACAATGCTTGAAAGCGTCCTTCCGGATAGTCCGTCCGTCGGCGCAGACAAGATCGTTTCGAGTTGCCCAGCCACTAAAGTCATACTTCAGATCCATTTTGAACTTTGTCCTCCTTTGAAATGGTTTGTTCGATCGATTCCTCTTTTGGAGCACTCAAGTTGCTGTTCCTGAGCTTGTCCGCATTCGGGTCCTTAGACGGTGTCATGCCAATCTTCTGCCGAATCTCATTCGAGGTCATGATCTCGTTACGAGTCATCTTGTCGGCGATCTCGGCAATCTCACCCACAGGTACCAGCTTGAACGGATCTCTGAAGAACAGGATCGACTGCTTCTGTGACCGAGCGGTCTTGCTGAGGAATTTCCTCTTCATCTCGTCAACGATGGCGGAAAGGATCGGCTCAACGGTTCGGGTCAAGTAATTCAGCATCGTCTTGTCGTCGGCAGAACCATCCATAATGCTCTGAGTCAATCCCAACTGGCTGTAAAGCATACTCGTCAGGTATTCAATCTGAGACATTAGGTTGTTGTCGACGGGCCGATTCAGCTGAACCACATGCTCCGTTCCGTCGGTGTACGCGACACCATACTTGGAACCGGATAGCTGTTCCTCGATATCTTTACGGCGTTTTTCCGCCTGTTGACGCCTCGCTTCCGTCTTGATGACGTAAGGGAGCTGAATGATGAGGTTGAGTTTCCCGGAACCGCTCTGTTCGTCGATAGCGTCCAGAATGTTGAGTTTCCGAATCAACCTCTGCATTGTGGAATTGGGTTCATTCATGACGGCATAGAAGGGATTCTCCACAATGGCTACGGTGCGCTTAGGCACCAAAACGTCTTCCTTCTTGCCCGTTTGCTCGTTGTAAACACGAACCTTGACGTGCTGCGGATACCACTCCAGAATTTTTCCGGTCCGCATTGTTTCGATTTTCCACGACCCCTCCTCGGGATCGTCATCTGTGTCAACGGGGACGATAGCAACGCAGCCTTCGTCCAACATGGACTGAACGATGTCTTGGATAAAAGCCCTTCCTGTTTGATCGAGATTTGCTTCCAGAGAAAGGCAGCTATTCAGACTGGTGTTCATAACAGAAGTAAAGCGGCCTTCATCATCCAAGCGAACATGTTGGATGGTGATAGCCGCTACGTCCAATGCGATTCGGTTGTAAACTGAAGTGATGATGGACCGCTCATTTCCTCTGCTGAAGATAGGACGGTCTGGGCGGTAATGATAGCTCGGCCCAATATCCCAGCGAGGTTTGATAATTTCATTTGCCTTAAACACATTCCAGGCGTGTTTCAATCGAGATCCTAATGACATTTCCATTTCAGTAACCATCACCTCCCTCAAGCTAACTCAGCGAGCATCTTCTTGAGAAGGTCGTCATTCTGCCGTATCAGAGAATCGAAGCTGTAGGGCGGTGGAACCGAAGAAGATGGTTTGCTTACGCTAACTCGCGGCGCTGAAATTTGACTTGCCGGAGCGGATGTGGTAGAAATGCTTTTAGCAGCTGTCTCCAAAACCTGCTTGGGCCCTGCTTTTGGTGTTGATACCTGGCTTACCGGCGTAGACGTAATTGGAGTGCTCTTGATGGCTTTCTCCAAGACCTGTTTGGGGTCCACCTTGGGTGCTGGAATCTGACTCACTGGTGTGGTGGATACGGGCGTAGTTTTAAGGATATCCTGTAAGATTTCCTTTCCGGCAGACGCCGTATTTCCAATGTCGGAGATGTTCTTGGCTCCGTACTTCTTGACGAGATAAGCCGTCAAAACTGTGCCGGCCACGATAGCCGCACCAGTTGCAACTCCAATAGCTACTTTCTTTCTGGTGCCACTGGAGGTCTTTCCAGATGCACTGTCAGATTCACCGGTGGAGTCGCCGTAGCGGGCCTTTCCAGCATCGGTCCATGTCCCATCCGGATTTTGATAACGACGAATTCCCCATTTCTGGCCTTTGATGCCATGATGGTACAAAACTGTGTCCATTTGCACCACCTCCTCAAACCTTATCAAGAACGGTTTTCTTATAGGCCACACGTCCAGAGGCCCAAACACCCTTCTTGAGCTGATCCATGTCGTAACCCGCATCAGCAAGCGCCATCATGACACCAATTTCGCCACGCTTGGCAACAAACTTGATAACCTTACCAGATGGGGTTCGGAGGTCAGAAACCTTTTGGCTCATGAGCTCGGACATTCTTTGGTTATAGGCCGTGATGGCAGCGGCACTCAGTTTACCATTTTTGTTAAAAGCTCCAGGGGTCTGTAATAGAATTCTTGCATATTGGTCAAGTTCCTTTGCAGATTTCTTCTGGACCTTTTCGGTAATCTTAGCACTGCGCTTGTCAATCCAATCATTGTCCTTCTTTTCCAAACGAGCTTTTCCCTTTTCGGTCAAAGTTCCATCCGGATTCTGGTAACGTCGCACGCCCCATCGCTGGCCTTTGATGCCGTGATGGGCTAAATACACTTGCGATGCAGGTTTACTACAATGATCCAAAACGATTCCTCCTTCCTATTCAAATGCTTCAGGATTGTGCCGATAAGCAATGTAGGCGTCCATCATAGCCGCCACAGCGTCTATCTTCTGTTCAGAACGCTTCTTCATCAGCTTACGGTTCCCGTTAGTGTCCTCAATCGTAATGCAGTTACCCATGGCGAAAGTCATCAGGTCTTCATCAAAAATAAGCATACGCTCCTCAGAAAGCTTCTTAAGCTAGCCCAAAGGAACGGACTCGGTCTTTGCGCCCTGAATAACCTTCTCGATTCCATACGGCCCATTTTCAGAAGACCAACGCTCTACAAACTCCTTCGCATTGTAAGGGTCATAGCCAAGACAGCGGACATCGTAACCGCAGTTGATAATGTGGTCGTCCAAATCTTCGTAGACCTGCATCAAGTCAAGAACCGTTCCCTCCATAACAATAAGACTCCCTTCCGCTATGAAATCCTCATACTTGAGACGCATAGCAGCAGGGAGTTTGTTAAGAGTAAGTGAAGTGATGTAGTTTCTGGTTTTCACGCCGAATGCTCCACCACGGAGAGGAAACAAGAATGTAAACGAGCAGAAGTCGTCGCCCTGTGAAAGGTCGCATCCAAGAGCGCACGGTAGCTGCCAGAACTTTTGTCGGCGATGGGGAAGAGTTTCCTCATAGGTGAAATAGTAGGTGTAGCCTTCCATAGGGAGGCCAAACCTTTTCGCCAACATATCGTTTCTTGTGGATGGGGCAGTTTCAGCTCTATCTACATCTTTTTGGTAGGTTTCATAGGTCACAGTCTTATCGATGTTAGGATTGGCTTTCAGCCACATATCGGGATAAGCAACCTCTTCAACGGAATCCAGCTTATACCACCAGATTGACACCTGGGGCATTGGCCGGCCAACACCCTGTAGGATGTTCATTAACTCCATTTTGATTGTGTCACCTGCTCCGTTTCGGACTGTGCCTTCAGAGCTTGTGGCCACGATCAGGTAGTCGTCTAACTTGGATGCACCTTGTTCGATGGCTCCAATGACGTCTTCACGAGCATCCGCAGAAGAAAGCCACTCGTCAACCGTAGCAACCTTGCAGCGTAATCCCTGAAGCTTGTCCACCGACATCGGACGAACTTCGATCAGGGAGCCGGAAATAAAGTTCTCGATGCCCTTCTTCGTCGAAGCCAGCTTAACTCGATTCATGAGATTGCCGGTCGTGTTCTGGATAGAACCCTCTGTCAAGAACTGGAATACAGGGCCGCGAGCTCTTGTGATGGCAGTTTTGATCGGGTTGATGATCTCCTCTGCCTGCTTCATAGTTGGGGCCGTAGTAATTTGATGTGTGGTAGATCCATCAACGACCAGAGAGTATGCCTGAATGCAGGAGTCATACAGCGACTTCGCTGCACCTCGTCCAACAATCAGATACTGCTTATTTACTAACCGTTTCTTGATCTTCTTATTGACGTATCGTCCGCCATGCCCATCTCGATTGGGAACATAAACTGAACGTGTCTCAAAGTAGTACCAACCAAACACCTGCTCGCCCCAGAGCTTGAAGCTATCCAGTAAATGCAAATCGGAGCCGTCGGTCAATGTCAATTCATTTTCACAGAACTCGACCCAACCATCAACAACTCTATCGTCATAGTAATACATTGGATCGGCAATCAAATCGTCAATCCTGTGCATTTCCAAGTCGATCTCTCTGCATACCGGGATTTCGCCTCGAATTACAGCGTCTCGAAAAGCGCCGTAATATTTGGGGACGGCAGTGTTTGATAACATCTGCTCACCCCTTACTGCCCAAGCAATTTCCTGCCGACAAGCACAAGGTCCGAAAATTTCTGATCTATCATCTTGGTTTGGTAGACATCTTTCGGAACCACCTGTTCCATGTCAAATACTATAACAGGAGACTTGGCTTTGAATCCGCCATAAATGGCATCGTTTGTGTCGAGAACTGCTCCATAACCAGCTTCTTTGCAGGCGTTGAAGAACTTCGTCCGCTGAGTAGTTACGTCTTTTCCTTTGCGGGCATCGCCAGCACCATCATAAGGAATGACGTAATTGAACATTCGATACACAATCTGAAGTTCATCAGCAGTTGGGGTGTAGTCGCCCTGCTTCATCTTTTCCAAGACTTGCCGGACTTCGCGATAGCCCTTAAACTTGTACTTATCGCTCACAAAGTAGCTCTGCATACGGTCCTCATCCATGACGAAATTGTAGAAGTCCCGATCTTTCTTAAAGAGCTCTCTGAACACCTCTGCACCAGAATCTTCACTGGCAACTTTGATGTCTTTCTTCAGCGAGTTGTCAATGCGGTACTTCATGAAGTTTCCAGTACCAATCGGATTCCCATTCTCATCGTAGACAGTCCTGGGAATAGGCCGATTGAATAAAGCATTGTACTGGTGCTTATCCAAGACGTTGTGAGTGGCGTAGAACATATCAGTGTTCTTGGTGCGGTCACGGTCATAGGACAATGTACTAAGAGTGGTTTTATCAGCTTTCAGAACCTCGTCGAAATGCCGCTTGTTGTAAATGCTGTTGCCAGCCTTCCGTTTATTGCGGATAGCCCTTCTCTGAGAGGGGCTATAATCGCCACCGCCCAAAGGATAAGGGGGCCCATGTCGCACGCCCCATTTTTGGTTCAGAATACCATGATGGGCCAGTTGTTCCATAAAAACGCCCTCCTATCCTCTCAGTTCTTTGATTGCGAGAGCGATGCTGAGTGCTGAGCCAGTGATGGCTAAAACACTCCCGGCAAATTCGAGAGTATCTTTCACCATGGTGCGGCCTTTGGAGACCTCCGAAGAAGAGGTATCGGAAAACAGTTTGTTGTACTGCTGCTCCAAGAGCTGGCGATTGATCTGATCCCGAAGTTCCTTGTCGCTCATCTTGGATAAGTCGAATTTCTTGGTCGCAGGCTTTGGTGCGGTGGTCTGTTCGAGCTTCTTGAACTCTTTCACCAGATCGGAGTTAGCATCCACAACCTTTTTAGACCGTTCTAAATCCTCACGAACCCAACGGTCTGGGTCGCCGCCTTCTTTCAGAATTGCTCTGTTTTCCTTTTTCTTCATGTTGTTTTCGGCAACATCCCGGTCATAGCGTCTTTGGCCGGCGGCTGTCAGAGAGCCGTCTGCATTCTGGTAACGACGCACACCCCATCGCTGACCTTTGATTCCGTGATGGCGAAG